AATTATGATAGTTCAATACTAGAATATTTCATAGATAAAAAGTGTTTATTGTGGGAATATGGTTTTACTGCAGAAGAAAAAATACCCGTTATTGGATTAATTAAACACGAACGATTAAGTAAAAACATGTCACTAGATGCACTTGGTCAAATGTACGGCTGTACTGCACAATCAATAAAAGAAATAGAAGAACGTGAAATGCAAGGTAAACTTACACTTGGAATACTTTATAAGATGGCTAAATTATTTAACAAAAAGTTTGAATATAGATTTGTATAGCATGAAAAAAGGGACTGCCAACGTGATGACAATCCCTTTTAACTATACAAAAACTAATTTTACGCTGTAAAGATAGGCTAAAAATAGAACTCGTTAATACTTTTTTGTTCTTTTCCGTAATTAAAATGTATGAATCCGCTTTTACCTAGCTGAAAATTTGTAGCCACCCAGTTAGAAGAGGGACTAAACGCGGGGTAATTGTAATACTTAAACACGTCCGAACTTGAAGAGTCAAATAAGTATAGATGACTATCGCCTTTTTCGAAAATAATTTCGTAGCCTTTATTAAGGAGCTGGTTCGTGTTTAAATAGCCGACTATTTTATTAATCTGGTTCGCGTCAATCTTCGGACGAAAACCGAACTTTAAGTTATGCGTATCTTTTCCATGTGTAGTAACAAAGCAATAGTTACCGATTAGTTCATGGTCTATAAATAAAGTCTGATTCGTTACAAAGACGTTATCTAAATCCCTTTCGACGTATGTTTTTACAAACTGATTAACGAAGTAGGAAAAGTCGCCAGAATGATTATCGTTACAGATATTACGTACATAGATTTTATCGTAGAACGGCGAAAGGTGTGTAATTAACATAGTCTTAAATAAGAAACCCACGTCAAACGCTTTTTGATTACTCATGTTTTGCGGTAATGAATGACCCCCCCTTGTAGTTTGTCCGTTAAAGCCGTCTAAATAGTCGCCTAAATCTAGTATGTGTAAGATGTTACTATTCTGTTTAGCTAGTGTGTAGTCAATCATTTTACCTAAACGTTCGAAAAGTATGTCTTCATTCCATTCTGACGGGTATAAACTACGCCCTTTGTCGCTGGAATCCATTCCGATATGAACGTCAGTAAAAACTAGCTTGTCGAATTCACCTTCGTAGTCTGTCCGCTTTACTTTGTCTGTGTTTAATTTGGGTGCGTTTTCTAGTAACTTATGAAAGTCTAGTTCCAAGTCTTCGCCACTCGCAAAGTTCGGATTTTTAAAGAACAAACTAGCGTCCTTTGTTTTTAGCCAGCCGTGCTTAACGTCTTTATCGTCTAGTCCTAAACTATTAGCTTCGCGTTTAATTGCACGAAATTGTTTAACCACGTCGAATTCTTCGTGGCTTATTCTTGGTCTGAAATTACCCATAAAATTTATTTAAACAGCTTGAAAAATAGATTGATTCTACTTCGAAAAGTTTCACTTAAAGACAACCTTACCAAGAATCCTAACACGAAAGCAATGATAACAAACAGCCAGTTAACCTTTGTTTTAGTTATGTACTTGTTTTTGTACTTGACTTTTAAAACGTCCGCTTTAACTACTTTTGTTTTGTATCTGTATTCAATACGTGTCTGGAATCGCGTTTGAGGCACTTTATAAGCCTTGTAACGAACTATCGTATCTTTTTGAACTATTACCCTTTCGTAATAAATAGAATCGTTTAAAACGTACGGAATCGAGTCTATCGAAGTGATTCGAATTGTGTCACTTTCAGAACCGCAAGTATAGCCTTTTTTCATGGCACGCATTACGTGGTAATGAGCAGAACACGAAGACAACAAAAGACCTAAAATAATTAGGTATTTCATAAAGATTTTAACATTTGAATAACTCGCGGACATGGGTACATATCGCTTTTATCTTTACGGACTGAGTTATGTGTGTAGATTCCTTTAACGTTTTTAAACGCGTCCTTGTCAATATTCCAGATTGAATCGTTATAATCTTTTGGAATGTCGTAAGTATCACAAAGGTATTCGACTAGTTGACGAAGTGATTCTATTTGTGCGTCGCTATATTTGTAGTAGTATTTAAAACCTTTGAACGGCTTTTCTAGTTCGGTAACGTTTGAGGGTGCAACTACACCGCCAGCGTAATTATAATACTTGTCGCCACGTTTCGAAAGGTAACCCCAGTTACAAACCTCTATACCTATAGAACACTTGTTTAAGTTCACGTATTTTGCGCCGTTAACAGCGAAGTCTTGGTTATCTATTCCCAAGTGCCACGCCCAATGCTTAGAACTAAAACATTGAACAATTAACCCGTTTTCACCAATGATAAAAGCCGTTGCGATTCGTGTTTCGTTAGAGTTCCAGTATCTAGATACGCCTTCTGCGTTACCATTACCCGCCGTGTGATGAAGGTAAATCTGTGTTTTAGGTGCTTCTTCTTTGAAATACTGATTGTCCGCAAGTCGAACTTGTTTAATCTTACTTATGTCTAGTTTCATTTTAATTCGTCTATTTGTTCTTTCGAACGTTTCAAAAATTGTATGAACTTATCCCAAACATTAACACCCGTTACACTATGGTAGCTTTCGTTAATGCTTTTAACTTCTGTAATTACACAGAAAAAAGTAAACGCTTTAGTTAACACTAAATCAATAGCAATAAAATGACCTAGAATGTCAGCTACTACGAATTTTTCTAGTAAGAAAATGAATACAATAGCACCCGAATACAAAAGACTTTTTGAAATGGTGTGTGAAAGTCTGCGTGAACGTATAGAAGTCCAGCCGTTTTTCTTTACACTTCGCCAGATACCGAAACACGTATCTAAAATGATAGATAAAATAGCTACTAAAACTAACGGCTTTACTGGCGCTAAAATAGCTAACGTAGATAATAAGAAAATAGATAGCTTAGACTTCATTAAAAAACCATTACAGCGTTATTATAGCCGTTGTCGTCGTAACGTTGTCCACAGCGTCCCCAACAAGTCCCTACGCAGTTACATTGGTCAATCTGTGGTCGTAAATCTGTGTCGCGGTTTTCTTGACTAGTGAATAAAGGATATAGATTCTTGTTAGCTAATAGGTATCGAATCAATCTCTGTTCAAAGAACGACGCTTTTTGTGCGTAGTGTTCCATCCCAAAGGCTACTTCTGCACGTGAAACAGAACCGCTATAGTCGCCGAATTGTGTTTGTAAACCTTTGTTTTTAAGTTGGTACGATAGTCCGAAAATAGCGTCTTCTGCTGAACGCCACGCTACTACGGGTTGAATGAATTCTACTAAGGCTTCTTCGTCGTTTGTTAACGTCTGTGTATTGTATGCGTCTAACAAATATCTGTAGAACACCGACCCCAAAATAGGCATTACGCGAAGCTGTGCTTGTGTAGCTATGTAAGGCGTTACGTCTGTTACGTCTACATTCGCCGTAATAGGCGTGTTCGTTTTTAAATATGTTTCAGTAATAAAATATAACATCTTAAATAGTTGTTGGGGTTAAACTAGGTACTACGTCACCGCCTTCGATAGGTGCTAAACTTGCAAGGGCGCGAACTTCGTTAGTTGTCATGGTGTTAAGTACCTTTGTAGCTACTAACGGACTCATAGCATTAAGCGCGTCTTGTGTTTTACTTGCGTCGCCTTCTACTTCTACTATAGTTTCATTTATAATTTGGAAATTCTTAATAACAAAATCCGCTTTCAGCTTAGAAATACTAAGTAGTTCAGCAAAGACTTCTTCTACCATTTCACGTAAAGGAATAACTACATTCTTTTCAAATATTACGTAGGCTTGTTTAATGTCTGCACCACCACCTAAAGCGCCAGTAGTTCTAACACCCATTAAGATAGGGTCTATTGTATGCGCGAAGCAAATTTGCTCGGTGTTTAATCCGCTAGCTTCTTGAAATAGTTTGTCGTTTGAATTTGTTGGTATGCTTTCAATCTTTGGAAGTTGTTCCGCTGAATTGGCAAAAAACGCAATTCCTTTGCCCGCGTTGGAGGCTCCTTTCATCCGCTCTATCGAATCGCGTAGCATCTTCTTTTCTTCTTCGCTTTGTGGACGTTTAGGAAACATCATTGCAAACGCTGGGAAAATACTATTTTGAATGTTTGATTTTGCAAAATATGAAAGTTCACCAGATAAAAATGCAAAGTTTAAAGCACTTGAATAGGTAGGCAAAGGGTAATAGTCTTGACCGATAGCCTTAATTTCATATGCGTAAAGCTGACATTTGTCCGAATTTAACGGGTGGTATTTTGTTACTGGTATTACGTCTATTCTTGACGCCCAGTCGTCACATAAAAAATAACAATCCTTAGCGCGGTTAATACGTACCTTTTCGGGACTTACGTTTTCGATTCTTTTTACTTGGTGCTTTTCGTCAAAGTACAATTTGAAGTAAACTCGGTTGTGTAAGACAAGGTGTTTAGTCACTTCACGAACTGATTTTGATAGCTTCATTTTCTTTTCCCAAGTGTACAGCGCTAGTTTTTCGTCAGCTGTTAACGTTTGCACCTTTAAATCGTAGCCAGCGCCTATAGTTGCATTAACTTTGAAGTCTACAATAGCGCCGTGTAAAGGCGAAGTAAAGTAAACTTGGTTTAACATTTCTGGGAAAAGGTTATCTTGACCAAAAGGAATGTAACCCGCTACTTGGTAGCGTCCGTTTACGTAAGGTAAAGACAAGTTCGCACCGCCTATTTTACCGAACGGCGTACTAAACGACTGATAGCCTTCTACTACTTCTGTTTTTACCGCTTTAAATCTGTCAAAAATACCCATATTAATCGTATATACTAGAAGTTGGAACGCCAGAAACTACCATGCGCCCTTCTTCTATTAAGTTAAAATCTGTTAAGTCCGTGTTTTCATCTATTACAATAGGCGTACTACTTTCGTAAACTTTGTACGTGTATTGTCCCTTTACTAAGTCTAAATCTACTTCGTCTAGCGTGAATAAATTGTATCTGTAAGGGTAACTTGACGTGTCTTCACCCACCCAAAGAACGGGGTCTACAGCCGTGTTAAATTCGTCTTCAAACACGAATAAATAAAAGGGGTCGACTAACGTTGTTACTTCACTTAATGTAAGCGCAAACGTGTTAATTTCTCCTTTTTCAATGTAAATCATAACTATATTATTTGTAATTAGTCACTTGTTTAAAAAACAAAACCCCACCGATTAAGGTAGGGTTGTTATAAGTGTTACGTTTCTAGAATGTAACTAAACTAATTAAGCTGTAAGACCAGCGATAATAGCGGGGTCAACTTCGTAAGCTAGGTCTGTGTTTTCAGCAGTAAGAACTAAGCTGTATTTAGAACCATCTGCGCGAGCAGTTCCCGAACCTTCGCCGTATGCGCTTACTTGTAAGAAAGGGAAATACCAAAACTTTCCGTTTGCGTCACCTACGACAGCTGTTAAGTATTGTTGACCAGCACCAAGAATTTTAATTGCTTTCGATTTTTCTTGGTCGCGTCGGTGGAACATTAAGTTAATAGTTTGAGTAACATAAGACGAACCATTTACTAAATCAATAGCGCCTTCTTCTGTAAAGTTACCAGTATTACGTTTGAACTCCATAGCTACGAAAGGCTCGGATTTTGTAATAGCTGTAACCTCCCAGTTAGTACCCGTTTCAAGTGTAGTAATTCCAGTAATGTTATCTTGTTGGTTAATTAATAGCGTATATATCCCCCCGCTGTTTGGGTCACATCCTTTAAGGATTTCTTGTAATGTAGCACATGCCATTTTTTCTATATTTTTTAAGTTCAAAAAAAAGGGGCGGGCGCATTACCCACCCCCGTTATTTTAGTTGTTTATTGACTAGTCGAAACAAACGTTATAAACTACAATCTGGTCTGGATTAGTGTAAGCGAAACCAGCTTTCAAGTTAGCACGTGTACGGATATAAGGCTCAGCTACAGAGTCAGCAAGATTAACTGCTTTCAATGCTTTTGAGTCACCTTCTGCGTCAAACGCGTAAATCAAGTCTGTTTTCAATGCTAATACCATAGTGTTAACTGGCATACCTTCTGCAAGAACAATTTTAATTCCTAAGAACGTAGGCGCTAATGGAGCAGTAACGTAAGTTAATGTATTACCAGAAGCCGCTGCGATTTGGTAGTTAACGAATACGTCAGAAGAAACGAACAAACGAAGGTCAGCACGTTTAGATTGTACAGCTGTTGGAGACGCTTGTAATACAGCAGTCATTTGAGCCAATACGTTAGCGCTTGTAATAGCACCACCATACAAACCATTTACAGCTACGTCAGCACATAATTTTTTTAAGTAACCATCACATAAAGACAAAACTGGGTTTGTGCTTTCTGTGTCACCTTGCCAACGAACTAACTCTAAATCGTTACCGATACGTCCAGCCATTTCATTCCAGTAGTAAGACATGAAAGAAGCTACAGAGAAATCTCCGTTAGAACCTTGTGCCATTTGCAAAGCCAAGAAAGATTGTTCTAATTCGAACTGACAAATTTGTGACATTGCAGATAACGCACAAACGTCGATAGTGATAGCGTCTAGGTTGTCTGTAGGTGCGCTAAAATTACAAGTTGAAGGTGCAAGTAAGTTACCGAAAGTAACGTTAGCTAATTTTGTAGCTGACTTGATACCAGGCAACGTTCTGTAGTTGTCAGCGATATCTTCTGTTAAATACGCGCGCGAGTAAAACTCGTCTGGGTTCGGACACAATAACGCGTTTGTGTCTACGTCAAGGTCAAATTTTAAATTTCTAATCATTTTTTTTGTTTTATTTGTGTTTAAATTATTACTTACTGAATGCGCGGAACGCTTTAAATTTATCGAAAGCAGACATTTTAACATCTTTGGACATTTCAATATCTTCTTCTTCTTCTTTGCTAATTAACATTTCTTCCATTTGATTTTTCAAGTCTGCAATCATACCGATAACTGCGTTTACTTGTTCTTCTACCAATGGTTTAACGATTGCAAGAATAGCTTCTGTGTCCATAGCTGGGTCAATAGCCATTTCTTCTTCTACTACTTCGTCTGTAGCTTCTTCTACTACTTCTTCTTCTACGCTAGTTTCAGACATTTCGACTTCTTCGGTTACTTCTTCTGTAACTTCTGCCATTTCTTCTTTTACTACGTCTTTGATTTCGACTACCTTTCCGTCTTTTACTACGTAGATTTTGTCTTCGATTGTGTGTTCTCCGTCTGGGAAATTCATGTTATATTTATTTAGGTGTTTGCTTAATTTCATTCCTAGAAAACCTTCGATACTAAATCCGACTTGTTCGTTTTTTACTAGGGTATTATAATAGTCTACGTCTGTTACTTGTGCTGTTAACATTAAAGTTCCTTTCGGTACTTCGATTCCGTAGGTTGTGTATGCTTTATCCTTTTTAGGGTTGTCTACAATCCAGCTTTCAAGAATGTAAGCGGGTACGTTTTGTTCTGCGTCGTGTTCTAAATTGAAAACGTTTTTATTTTGTAAGTCCTTCATGAACTTGACGTAAATTTGTTCTATAGTTTGTTCGTCAAATTGTACGTAGTAGTCACCCGCTTCGTCGTCGCGTCTGTAGATTTCCATAGGAATCATTGCGGGCGCTGTTACTCTATATTTTAGACTATCCGAAAAGAAGTGTTTTTTTTCTTGACTAAATGCTAACCCTTTAACCTTAACGGCTGGGTTATCTGTGAACGCGATTTGTTCTATACCTAAATCTTCGCCGTCGCTATACTCGGGGTCGATTGTAATTTTGTAAATAGGTAGGTCTTTAATCATAACTATATTAATAAAATAGTATATTTGTTCAAAATTTATATTATGATAGAAATATTAGGAAAAGAAATTCCAAACGAAATGAACGAACTAACGATTCAGCAGTTCGAAGGGATTACGGACATTCACGCAAACGCTGAACTTGACAACGTCGAAAAACATTTAGAGGTGTTTAAATTTATGGGTGTCCCAGATGAAATTGAAGATTGTGATTTTGAAGTATTCAAAGAGTACATTAACAAGTTCAATACTGCTAAGTTACCGAATTCGGTACTATTAAAAAGTTTTGAAGCTGACGGGTATACTTACCAAGCGTACGAAGACGACTTTAAGTTAACGGCTAAAGACACCAAAGTAATTGAAAAGATTTTAAACAATAAACACAAAGGTTATATTAGCGAAGTTCTAGCTGTGCTGTTTAAACGAACTGACCTAACCAAAACAGAACACTACGCAGACGCACATATCAAACACAAGGCTAAAATCATTCGTGAATTAAAAGCAGAAGTTGCTGTGCCTTATTTGGTAGTGGTAGCTGAACGAATTAACCAACACGTAGAGAAACTAAATGAAGTTACCGAAAGCGTGGAATGACGTTAGATTGTTTCAGTTTAAAGAACTGCGACAATTAGAAAAAGGCGAAGGGTATTTAGCGTATCAACTAGATGCCCTCGCTATTTTAGCGGATGTAAACAGCGAAGATTTAGAAGACCTAGAAATAGACGAACTAAATAAGCTATTTAATTCTGTTAAATTCGTTCTAAGCGAACCTAAAAAAGCGTTTAAGTCTACACTTACTATCGAAGAAGAGGACTATATCTTCAAGCCGTTTAATAAATTAACGTTATTTGAGTTTATAGACCTAGAATATTTTCTAACTAACGACTATATAGTACATATTTCTCATATAGCGTCCGTGTTTTACCGCCGTATTGATAAGGATAAATGGAATAATATAGAATTTGAGCCGTATATATTCAGTCCTTTTGAACGATTCGAACTATTCGACGACGTATTTATAACTGACGTGTATGGAATTCTTACGGACTATCTTAAGTATAGGGAAAATTTCATGCAGAAATATGAAAACTTGTTCAATGATAACGACGAAGACGACGAAGAAGACGACGATATAAACGACTTTGATAGTGTCGAACAATACAAAGATAGCTTAAAGCAAAAAGAACACGGGAAAAAGGCTAAAAAGTGGGGTTGGGAATCTTTACTTTACGACCTTTGCGAAGGTGACTTAACTAAAATGGACGACATAGGTAACCAAAGTTTAATCTTTGTCTTTAATATGCTTTCAATGCGTAAAGATATGGGACACTTAGAAACCTCTAAATTTTAAGTCATCTGTAAATGAACCTCCGATAGGCTCAAACGTATAAACTAAACTAGTCTTTTCGCCTAAGATTCGAGCCACTTGTAAGATAGGGTAACGTTCCGCCATCCATTGCGTATACTGGTCGAATATTTCTGCAGTCGTTCCGTTGTTCTGTAGCGCTTCTGTTAGCTTTGCGCACAAGTCAAAGGCTAACATATTTTTAGTCCCGTTGTTTAAGAACCCGAAATAGTACATAGCAATTATCTGTATTTCTAGTTGACCTAGCGCGGGTATCTGTGCGTTAATTCTTACCGAATCGTAAAGACTACCAGTATCAATCAAAGTTTCAGCTAGGATAATTTTACGCAAAGTCTGCGCGATTTTATTACGTGTCTTGTATTTTACGTTAAATACCCCGTTATTTGCGTACCTTCCCATTACTCGCCTTTAAGTGCTTTAAGTTCATTGTACATAGCCAAGAGCTCCGCTTCCTTCTGAGCAATCAATTCCTCTTGACTTGGCTCTTCAACCTCGATAAACTCAACTCGAACAAGTCCGTTATCGTCGTATATTTCGTTTCTTACTTGTGGCATGGTTAAAGTTTTAAGCTGATATAAATGTTACCCTTGGTAGCGATGATATGGATTGCAAATTTGCTGAAGTTAAACTCAAAGTTGTTGGAATTAAAAGAATGTTAACTCCAGCTTGACTAAATCCATTAAAAGTTGTATTAGAGTTAGTAGCAGTACCTATTTGTAGTGATTGAGAAGTTGAAGTTATTGCTCCAGCACCAAGCGATGCAATAGTTCCAATCCAATAAGTCGTACCCGCATTAAAAGTGAATGAGGTTGTAAAAGTTTTGAATCCAGTTGTGGAAATATCTAATAACGAAGATTCTAATAATTTGGTAGTTGGCAATCCATTCACGTCTGAATAAACTACTATTTTCATATTTGTACCAGCTCCAGCAGTAGTTACTTGAATAGATGCAGAACTTATTGTTAATGAATTTGCTGGAATTAATGGAGTTAAATATAGTACGCTTCCACTATTCCCAAATGTTCCACTTCCACTAATTATATTATTCGAATATCCAGCTCCACTTCTTGGCTTAATTGGTATATGAAAACCGCCACCGCCACCACTCACAACCAAATCTCCACTACCTAAAACAGAACTCCCGTTTATTGTTTTGATATTCGTACCGCTTACAAGTTCATCTTGTTTGTCATTGAATGTATTCCAATCTACAGCGGTTATAAAGCCGTCGGTACTTGCGTCCGCTTCAGATATTGCAAGGTCTGGCGTAGTACCGCCCGTAGTAGATAAAGGCGCGTTTGTTGTAATGTTAGTAACACCACCACCCGTAACGCTGTCTATAATTTCTTGACCCGTAATTGATTTAGAAACGTACCCCGTTCCGTTAAACTCAGATACTTCTAATAAGTCCGTAGCTTCAAGGTTAGCGCCCTTTTCTGGTAATTGTGATATTTTAACACTGGTAGCCATTACGCAGATAAAACTAATTCAAGACCTACATTATTTGCACTATCACTATCTAACGAAATTCCAGTGAATACAGCATCGTTTTTAGGCGTAATTCTTAAACCATCTGGTACGTTGTTACTACCTATGTAATCATTAGTAACTTGAACTTGTTCACCATCTATGGTAACATATAGTCTTTTAAGAATAACACCCGTACCCCTAACTATAATCTGGTCTACTCTACCAGAATATAAAGCACCGCTACCAGTTAAAAAATATGTTCCGTTGTTAGCGACTAATTCGCCCATTAAATTACTAGCCATTGTTTCCGTGTTTAACTATATTAAATTATTTAGTTGCCTTGTTTAAGTGGAACGGCGCAGTCTGTCCAGTTGTTGACTGAATAAGTAGCAGTCATTACCCAACCAGCGCAATAGTCTAACAAGTCGTTATTCAAAGGTGTAAAGCTAGGAATGTCCACAACGTCGAAAGCGTAGTTTGTCGAATTAATAAAGTACGTATACAAGTCGTATAGAATTTGCTGGCAATCGGACAGAATTACGTTAATGTTTTCGCGGTCTTTTTGGATTATATCAAAGCAATATATTTCCAAAGTAAAATCGTTCGTGTTTTCAGTCGGTAATGCGCTAATAGGAACGATATAAATGATAGGGTACTTTTCGTCTTTGGTAGCAAAGTTAAACATTTGCTCTTTAAAGTCTGAACCTACCTTTTTTACTTGAATATGGTTATCGTAAAAGGTGGTTATTTCGTTTATTAAGGCTTGGTAACTTGTCATAATTCTGCGTTTCTTTGAAGTTTACTTAATTTCGTTTGTGTGTTTGTTATGTCGCTTTCACTTACGACAGCTGTAACGACCATGTTTTGGTTAGCGTTTACAGACTTCGTACCGCCTTGCGTGTTTAAGCTGTTACCTTGTCCGAACATCTGAATAGAAGGCGTTGCCATACTTACAGAGTTTGAAGATTCTGGAGGATTTCCACCGCTATCTGGCGAAGGTGTGCTAGAAGGATTCGAAAGTAACGCTTTCGCTTTTGCTACATTGGTTAAAATTTGAACTATACCGCTAGCAAATTGTGCGATTCCAGCACCACCACCAGTAACCGCGTTCGCTGGGTTGGCTTGCGACATAGCAATTAACGAACTAATCGCTTTCGCCGTATCAATTCCTATTTGAACTAACGCGCTAGCTTTGTTAAACTTTTCTAGTTTCTTCTGGTCTTTGATAAACATTTCACCAATTACACCGATTCCGTTAGCTATGTCCGAAGCAAATTGAATTTTACTATCGCGAACTTGTTTAGCTTGTTCAATTTCTGCAAGTGCGTACTTTGCGTTTATTTTATCTTCTTCGTCTTTTTGCTTTTCTATTAAATCTTTGGTATCTTTTCCGTATCGTTCGTATTGTGCTATTAATTCGTCGTACTTGTATTTATTGTCTTCTAGTTCTTTTTGTTGCGCGGTTAATTTAGATTGATAAATGGCTTCGTCTAGTTCTTCTTCTTTTAATAGTTCAGCTTCTTTAAATGCTTTTAATCCGTCTGCTATTTTTTTCTCGTTAGCTAGTTTTTCGTCGTCTAGTTTCTTTTGCTTTTCAAGTTCTGCATCTGTAAACGTTTTATTTATAGCGTCTATTTCTATTTGTTGCGCTTTTTTAAATGCTGTAGTATCTTGTTTATATTTTTCAGCTTCTGCAATTAAAGCTGTGTATTTTGCTTTTACGTCGTCTACTTCACGTTGTTGTTGAGTTTTATCGCTGTCAGTTACAAATTTATTCGCTGTTGCAATTTCTTTTTGGATATCTTCGATAGCTTTTTTAAGCGCGTCTTTCTTTTCTTTGTAGCGTGCTTGTGCTTCTTTTGCCCTCGCTTCTGCTTCTTTAGCGTCTTCTTTGGCTTGGTCTTCTGCTACCTTTTTAGCGTCTTCGCGTTGCTTTTTGTACTCTTCTTTTTTCTTTGCAGTTTCTCGCATTAAAATTAAGATTCTTTCGCGTGACCCTTGACGTATTGCTGTGTTTTCTTGTGCAATAGCCTCTTTTAATTTCTTGCGTTGTTCTGCGTTGTCTTCACTAGCAATTTTATTTAAAGCGCGTAATTCTTTTACTTGTCTGTCACGTCTTAATTTAGCTTCATTAGTAATCGCTTTAGATTTATTTATTTCTAAATTAGTGGTGTCGCGTCCGTTAATCTTTGCCTTTTCTATTTCGAAGTCGTACATAGATGTTACAGCTTCTGTTCTTTTCTTACTAGAATCTATTATTTCTTCGTTTGCTTTTTTGATTCGTTCCGCGTTGTCTTCTGCTTCGTATGAAGTTAAACCGATTGCATCTGTTAGCCATTTAAAGCCGTCTATTAACATGTATATAGGAGCCATTAATACCGCTAGAATCTTTTGAAGTACGCCTATTTTGTATAAGAAAACACCAATAGCAGTTACAATTGCTACAATAACAGCAACTAATAAAAATATAGGGTTCATTAATATCTGTGCGCCTAACTTTACAAACGCCATACCTAACGTTTTAACCATTCCAGTAATACCCTTTAGCGCGCCCGAAATGTCAGCTTTTCCGATTTTACCTAGATTAGTAGCGAACATCTGCGCCTTTTCATTAGCACCCTCGAAATCAAGACTAGCAAGGTCATTCTGCATTAACTGAAAGCTGTTACTAACCGATTCAAATTTAGAACCAGTAGTCATAGCGCCTACCTTTTCGTTAACGTCTTTAAGTTTGTCGGCTAGTTCACCCGCACGCTGTGTAAGTGCGTCTATTTGTGCTGGGTCTGTAGCTTCAGCAATAGCGCCTTTAAGTCCTTTTAATTCGGCTTTAATCGCGCCTATGCCAGTTACTTTTAATGGTATCGTTACTTCATTCATAACTATATTATATTCTAGTAGGTTCGAATTTCTAAGCTAGTATTATTTAACACGTCGTCTTGGTGTGAATGTCCGTTAGTTCGACAAGTTACAATAACTACGTTCCCGTCCGTGTTTATGTACGCACTTGTTAAGAAGTCATGTTCTACGTTGTTAATCATTACATAAGTGTTAATAGGGTCGTACGGCGTTAATGGCGTTCCTAAGTATTCACCAGCGCTTGAACGTGTCCATGTAATTAAGTCACCACTAAACACTACAGCTGTAGGGTCGTCAGTTCCCGTTTGTGTAAGGTTAGCAACATAGCCAGATTGTGGAACTATTACGCCGTTAATTCTAGGGGTTATTAGTCCGTCTTCATTTAACGTATTGTCGTCACCTATTACAATCCCTCGAACGCCTTGCGCTATGCTGTTACGATAGCCGTAAACCGCTACGTTAGCACCTTCAAGAATTACGTTACTACTAAACATAGACGAAGAACGCACAGACATTAAAGCCGTGCTTGTTGTTGTACTTGGTGCTGGGTTGCCCGTGTTCGTTTGGAATGGTGCTAAATCTATTTCGCTATCTACGCTTATAAGTTCGACCTTTGTAAGTTGGTTTAGGTTCGCGTTATAATCAATTACCTTGTTAATATTCCACCAGCTATTGTTGATACGTATTTTATCGTTTAGCTTTAAACTATGTATGTCGCGTTCATCTAGTTTGAAGTAAGCGGTTAACATTTTACCTACGTTAATTTGGTTAATCGTACGACGCCAGTATAGATTCCAAAGGTTGTTATTTGTTAACGTTGCTGGATTGTAGTAATAGTAGTCACACGTTCCAAAGTTCAAGTCGAAAGTCGGCGTGTTAGCGTCGTCGAAATGGGTGATGGCTGGGTAAGTGTCTATATTAAAAGTACCAGCTACACCACTACTAATTAAATCCCACGCACCGCATGGCTGTTCGCCCCCGTCGAATAAGATGCGGATATTCGTTTTAGGTGTTTGTCCGTTAATCATTGGAACGATAGCGCCAAATGTTGTTTTAGTGATAGGCGTAGGACTGAAAATAAGTTCTTTCGTGTCTACGTCGCGCACGTACTCGCTATCAAAAATGTATTCTAGTTGTCCGTAAATTTCGTCTGTGCTTTGTTTGTATAGTACGTTCGGGTCGTCGCTGTCTTCTTTGTAGGTTAATATTAAACGCTTGTTACTTACGTCGGGTAAAAACTCTAAATTTTGCTCGCGGTCTTTTGCTAGTTTATATGTCCAGTCTTTTTCTGCGCCATTGTCGTAGTATTCGTCGCGGTGTTTTAAAATAATGTTATTCGGCTGTTCTGGGTCTACGTCTGCAAACAAGTTGTACATCATAAAGATTGACTTTACAAAGTCCGCTTGTTTAATCTTCTGCGGTACGTATTCGTTCATTTTTAAGAACCCACCTATTACGGGCGTGTTGCTATTTGGCATTATTTCCAAACTGATATTTATAACGTTAATGTTAACGTCTACCAAAGCACCAGCACCACTAGCCGAAGTTTTCCACGCAAACGAGCCGTTTGTCATGTTTGACTGAATACCAACTACCAATTTTAAAACGTCACTTGTAGAAATGTAAGTAGTAGGACTGGTAATCATTGTATTGGCATACGCGCCGAATGTTGTAATACCAGAAGGTATGTAGTCAGTTATGGCTTGCGTAGTTACGTATGCTGTTGTTCCCGTGTTATTAGGTGACATAGCCTTAAAGTAAGGCGCAAAAAAACCAGTAGTAGGAATGTATGTATTATTTGTATATTGAAAAACTCTAGCTGGTAACGCGTCATGATTTTCGAACACGTATTCGAATTCAACATTTATTTTAAATTCGTAAGATTGCGAAGCTAACGGGTCGGTGTCCGTTGGTGCTGTGTAATATCCCGTAATAGGGTCGAATATATTTTGAAGGTCTAGCGTTTCAGTCCAGCCGTTAACTTCTTGCGCCCACGGAGTAAATATACCTGGAAAGGCTTGCGCGTATGTAGTAGTAAATGAAGTGTTTGCTAGAACTTTGTAGTCTGTCCAATCTACAGCGTTTTCATCTCCGTTGTATGGAATCAATAACTTGTCGAAGTTCGCGTCTGTTAAACCCGACCAAGTGTAAGTAAAACCAGCGTTACCAAATATCCTATCGAAATAAAGTTTCGCATAGATAGCTGGCTTCATTTGCCTCATATGGTATTCATTTCCGTTTGTTTCGTATGGCAATACGTATTTAAATCCGTCTGCTATGGTGTTATCAAAAGTAGAAACTATGTAACCAGTATTTTGAAAATGGTCTAAATCACTAAAATCTATATCCGCTATTTCGGCGCTGTTCATGGCTGTAAATAGTTCGGCTTTCGTGTCCTTTATAATTACTTCGTAGTTGACTATTTGTTCGTGTGCGTCCGTTAGTTGCTGTTTGTTTACGTTCACTAGTTGAAGCAAAGCGTTGTCTAAAATTACTACGTTGTTTTGTACTACTTGACACTTCGTTAACTTCGATACGTCGAACGTACCCGCTTCTATATTTACGTCGTAGTAATGGTTTAATAGTTGGTTATTGTTATCAGTTCCAGCTAGTACGATAGTCTTTGAGAATGTACCCGAACGCTTTGATATGTCGCGTATGTCGCCTACTGAAAAGTTAAGAGGAAAGGCTACGTCTTGACGAACTTCGAGTACCCCCGTTTCAAGTATTATTTTTACTATGTTAACCATTTACGTTATCGTTATTTGCTAATTTAACTACTATGGATTGTTTGATTAGGTTCTTGTTTCTTTGTTGGAATACTTCAAAGCTGTTTGTTTGAACGATACATGGAACGTAAGCCGTAGATTCTGCGCTATGGTAAGGACATCCGTCTTCATCTAGCAATAGTTCGCCGTCTTCTGTAGTTACGTACTGCACCAACTTTAAAAACGTTTGAGGTGACGTTATCAGTTCTTGGAAATAGTCCGACATATTTTGAGTCATCCAGTTCGTGTTTAGTTCGAGGGTCTTAGTTACGTTTATGTTGAACGTATTAAATCCGAACTCTTCGTAGTTATATCCCCATTCGCCACCGCTTACGTAACCTTGTACGTCTTTGTTAAATTCGTCGCGTGTTACTTCGCCACGTTCGTAGCTTTTAAGCTGAAAAGCAAAGCTAGAGAATGAACCCATGCGGTCTAAGAAAGCTATTACGTATTCGTTAATTTGAACTCGTCTGTCTATGTTTACGCGGTACTTCTGCGAGAACTGCGCACCGCCTTCGCTATACCAGAAATCATAATATTCCGTGTCGGGTTTAATCATTGGTAGGATTCCAGTAACGGGCGTAACGACCCCGTAGTTATTACATCCAACTGCTACTTGAACGATTGAATTGTTGTTTACTATGTTTTTAGTGTAAATGTCGCCGTCGCTGTTTTGAAAGTATATAAGTTTGTCAACACGTGCGCGTGCGTTTAACCATAGGTCTTGACCTAGTGTACATTGAAAGTCCGTCTTTGGCTGGTTCGTTAACCATTCCTTAGTCACGCCGTTTAAGCGTGTGTCTTGTTCATTGTATGTAACAAAGTCCACCCATGTGTCCGCGCCGTTAAACACCTTCTTGTTTGTGAACTCGGTAATGTCGTAGGTTACTACTTTGCGATTATCTGCGTAGTTTATAGTTCCGTTTATGTTTACGTTTGTGATTGAACTAAAAGGGACGCTTACGTCTATCCAAGTTCCAGACACAGCGATAATAGTATGAAGACCTTCAAGTAATGGGTTAGCCGTACCGCCGTCGTCTTGTGTTATGTTTATTTGGTCACCTACTGCAAAGATGTTAGTAACGTTAATTCGTGTATTCGTACCGCTTGAAGTTAACGCGCTTGTGTAGTCTATTTCGTATAGATACTCTTCACCTACTTTAACGTCATAATTATAGAACGAATTCACAGCGTCAAGGTCTTGTGTTATAGTCGGGTCGAAATCCCATTTAACGTATGAACTTAGAAACTTAGATAGGTCAAGTTCGCCGTACCCCGTGCCAAAAGTTGGGACTACTTTAAATGAACCTAGTAAGGTCAAGCCGTTG